ATCCTCATTACCGAAGACGGCGTTCCGACCGACAGCCCGTTGAGCGCCTCCAAGCGGCAAGAACTTAAAGACGAGATCATGGAAGACATCCATGACCTGCAAGTGCGGGTCAAGTTGATGGAAGAGCGCAACAAATGAAGTCCCCGCAGCAGTCCTTGAAGGCTTGGGGCGACCAGAAGTGGAGAACGAAGAGTGGTAAACGATCTTCTGACACGGGCGAAAGGTATCTTCCAGAGGCTGCGATCAAGGCTCTCAGCCCTGCTGAGTACGCCCGAACCACTGCCGCCAAGCGACGAGGCAAAGCCCAAGGCAAGCAGTTCGTCGCGCAGCCCAAGGGTATATCGCAAAAAACCCGTGCGTATCGTCAAAGGGGCAAAGGGTAAGTAAATGGCCTACAAGACTACAGCAACGACGGACTTCAACCTTGATCTCAACACGATCATCGAAGAGGCTTTTGAGCGTTGTGGTGCTGAGTTGCGGACGGGTTACGACTTCCGTACCGCCAAGCGCAGTCTTGGTCTATTGCTCATGGACTGGGCAAACCGTGGTATTAACCTCTGGACGTTGGAGACCGGTACCCAAACTTTGACGTACAACGTTGGTACGTATGACCTGCCGGTAGATACGGTTGACCTGCTTGACCATGTGATCCGCACCGGGTCTGGCACGAACCAGCAGGACATCAACATCTCGCGTATCTCATCTAGCACGTACGTGTCGATCCCGAACAAGAATGCGACGGGTCGCCCGATCCAGATCTGGATCAATCGTCGTACGGGTGCAACGGATGCGGCTGGTACGATTATCTACCCGCAATATACGGTGTGGCCGAAACCGGACAACAGCACGACTTGGACACTGTTCTACACGCGCCTTGTTCGTATGACTGACCCCGGCACAGGTGTGAATGGACAAGATATTCCGTTCCGCTTCTTGCCCTGTATGGTGGCAGGCTTGGCGTATATGCTGTCAATGAAGATTCCGAATGCTGACGCTCGCACGCAAATGCTGAAGGCTCAGTACGACGAGGCTTGGGATTTGGCGGCTGGCGAAGACCGCGAAAAAGCGGCAGTGCGGTTCGTACCACGTGAGAGTTTCTTGGGTGGTTACTAATGCCGAACAGGTTTGCAAGTGGCAAGCACGCGATTGCGATGTGCGACCGGTGTGGGTTTCAGTACAAACTCCGCCAGTTAAAGTCGCTAGTGATCAAGACCAAGAACGTGAATATCTTGGTCTGTCCGGAGTGCTGGGAGCCAGATCAGCCCCAGTTGTCGCTTGGTCTTTACCCGGTGGACGACCCGCAGGCGTTGCGGAATCCAAGGCCGGACACGAGCTACTTTGCGGTGGGCAATGACGGCGCGAATGGCAGTCGTCAGATACAATGGGGCTGGGCACCCGTAGGCGGGGCCAGAGCAGATGATGCAGGATTAACTCCAAACGACCTAGCGCCGTTTGGAGAAATTGGGACGGTTACGGTCGTTACGACCTAGGAGACTGAAATGGCTATGACTTTAAAAGAACACGCCAAACTTCCGGCGAATAAGGCCCACGGTAAGAACGCCAAGGGCTTTCGTGCTGGTGGCAAGACCAACAGTGAAATGAAGAAATACGGTCGTGGTATGGCGAAGGTGATGAACCAACGCAGCCCGATGCGCGGCTCTTCTGGCCCGAGGTAATTGCCATGAAAGAACTGAATCCCGGCAAAATTAGGCCGAACACGGACTCCACGGGGCGTAATGGCTACCCGGAGAAGGATGTGAACAAGGGCGTCACCCACATGGAAATGAAGGGTGCTGGTGCTGCCACGAAGGGTAAGAAGTTCGTGTCGCAGATCAACCTTGAGAACAACGCCAAGTACAGGGCGGGCTGGTCGCCGTGAACTACTCTCAGCTTACTACGCTGATTCAGGACTATTGTGAGTCCACGGAGCAGAGCTTCGTGGCGAATATTCCTACGTTTGTGCAGTTGGCTGAAGAGCGGATCTACAACACGGTTCAACTTCCGGCCATTCGTAAGAACGTGACGGGTAGCACGAGCAACGGGAACCAATACCTCTCGTTGCCATCAGACTGGCTCTCGACGTTCTCAATGGCCGTGATTGACCCCACGACTCAGGATTACGAGTACCTGCTTAATAAGGATGTGAACTACATCCGTGCGGCGTACCCGCCTCCGACCAGCACCGGCAAGCCTGCTTACTACGCCATCTTCGATGACACGACGATGTTGCTGGGGCCGACTCCGGATGCGGCGTATACGATTGAACTGCACTATTACTACTACCCCACTTCCATCGTGAACTCGGGTACTTCTTGGCTCGGTAATAACTTTGAGACGGTGCTGCTGTACGGTTCGCTTCGTGAAGCCTATACCTACTTGAAAGGCTCCGAAGACATGATGAACTACTACGAGCAGAAGTATCAGGAGTCGCTGGGTCAACTGAAACGCCTTGGCGATGGCTTGGATCGTCAGGATGCGTACCGTTCTGGTCAAGTTAGGGTTCCGGTGACTTAATGTTTAACGCAGGAACAGAAATCGGTAATGTGTTTGTCCAAACGACAAACAACCGTGAGCATACGGTAGAAGAGATTGCGGAGCGTGCGGTTAATCGTGCGATTCGCGTGGACACACAAGAAGGATTGAAGCAGGTATTGATAAAATACTTGGAAGAAGCGCAAAGGTCTGAAAGGGCGAATGTGCGCCGTACGTTAATTGAACAAGGTTTTGACGACGCGGCAGCGCGTTTAGGAGACTGAAATGGCGATTACTCAGGCAATGGCTACGTCGTTTAAGGTTGAGATCCTTGACGGCATTCATAACTTTGGTACCGGCGTGATCCGCGCTTCGACGGCTGCGGATGTGTTCAAGCTGGCCCTGTTTACTTCTTCAGCTACATTGAGCGCCACGACTACGGCGTACTCTTCGGCTGACGAAGTCTCTTCGTCTGGCACGAACTACCCGGCTGGTGGTTTGACGCTGACGATCTCGCAGGTGCCGACTTCGAGCAGCACGACGGCCTTTATCGACTTTGATGATCTGACGTTCCCGAGCGCCACGATTACGGCCAACGGTGCGCTGATCTACAACGCGACTCAGGGTAACAAGGCGGTTGCGGTGTTGGCGTTTGGTAGTGACAAGACCTCGACGGCAGGTAACTTCACTATCCAATTCCCGGCTGCGGCTGCTTCGACTGCTATTCTGCGTATCGCTTAATCGGAGGGTAACATGGCCCTCGTACTTGCGGATCGCGTCCTAGAGACGACGACCACTGCTGGTAGTGGCACGATTACCTTAGCTGGTGCAGAGCCGGGGTATCAGTCATTTTCGGCTGTTGGTAACGGCAACCAGACCTACTACACCATCACGGCAGACACCGCATGGGAAGTGGGAATCGGCACCTATACGGCTTCGGGGACGACGCTCTCCCGAGATACGGTGCTGAGTTCTAGCGCGAGCGGCGCGAAGGTTACGTTCCCCGCAGGTGTTAAGAAGGTCTTTGTTACCTACCCGTCTGAAAAGTCGGTCAACTTCAACGTATCGGGCGACATCACGGCTGCTACAGGCAGAATCATCAATCTTGGTGCGCCTAGCCTGAACTCGGATGCGGCTACGAAAGAATACGTCGATAACATGACGACGGCTGCGCTGCACGTTCACGAGGCAGTTGTCCTTGCGACTCCAGCAAGTTCGGGACGTAACGATACCTACAACAACGGTACAGCGGGTGTTAGTGCCACTCTGACGGCGACGGCCAACGGCACTCTGACGATTGATAGCACGGTTGCTCAGGCGGCTCAGCGCGTTTTGATTAAGGACTGCGACGATCAGGCCGAGAACGGGATTTATGTAGTTACAACGGTGGGCGACGGTTCTACCGCTTATGTAATGACCCGTGCATCTGATGCTGATACGTACGGTGAGCAGGGGGCCAATTCGCTTGACGAAGGTAGCTACTTCTTCGTCACGGGCGGTACGTCGTTAAAGGGCGCTGCTTTTGTCTGCAACACTGCGGGCACGATTACGTTCGGTACGACACCGATTACGTTTGGCGAGTTCAGTCAGGCACAAGTCTACTCAGCCGGTAATGGCATCAGTCTTACCGCTACGACTATTTCACTCGCTTCGCCTGTTGTTGTTTCTAATGGCGGCACGGGTCTGACTTCAACGCCCACTAACGGTCAACTGCTGATTGGTAACGGCACGGGCTACACACTCTCGACCCTTACGGCAGGATCAGGTGTCTCCATCACGAACAGTGCTGGCAGCATCACGCTCTCTGCGACGGGCGCGGGCGGTACGGTTACGGCTGTCACGGCGACTGGGCCTTTGGCTTCGTCAGGCGGCACGACTCCTGATATCAGCATTGCCAACTCGACGGGTACCGGTAGTGTTGTTCTTGAGAATAGTCCGTCTATTTTCAGCGCCACGATCACGGCTGCACTCAGCGCGTCCATCACGACGATCACGGGTACGTCGGCCAACATCACAACTGTTACTGGGACTACCACTACATTCTCTAGCGGTACGATCTCTCAACTCGGTGCTACCTCTGCCACAATCACGACGCTCTCTGGCACGAACGTCACGTACTCAAGCGGTACGGTGTCTCAACTGGCGGCTACGTCTGCCACGATTGCCACGGTGTCGGGTACGAACGTTACGTACTCAAATGGTAACTTCACGAGTGCGACGGTCACGACTGTCTCGGGCACGACGGCTACTTACACCTCGGCCACGGTCACGAACCTTGCTGTTACCAGCGTAACGATCAGCAGCCTTTCACTTACTAACCTCGCCGCTGCTTCGGCCACGATTACTACCGGCAACCTCACGTTCTCCAGCACCGCCCAGCGCATCACGGGCGACATGAGCAATGCGACGCTGAGCAATCGCTTGGCGTTCCAGACCAGCACTACAAACGGCAACACGACGATAAGTGCTTTGCCAAACGGCACGGCTGTTGGCGCGGCTTGCAGACTGCATAACAGTTCAGACCCGGCAAACTCATCCCGAGTCGCAATGGGTGTTGACTCAAGCATTACTTATCTAGAGTCAGCCATTAACGGCACCGGCTCCTACCTCCCGATGACCTTCTACACCGGAGGCAGCGAGAGGGTCAGGATAGATACGTCGGGGAATATGGGCATCGGCCTGTCATCGCTCACAATCCCGCTACAAATTGGTAAAGGCGGCGGTGGAAACCCGGCAACGTCTGGCACAACCCAGACCTACGGCATTGCGCGTATTGGCTCTAGCGGTGCTGCTGCGCTTGACGTTGGAACTTACGCAGCCGGTCAGGTGTGGATGCAGGGCGTCAACGTCACGAACCTTGCCACTAACTATGATCTTGTCTTGCAGCCAAACGGCAGCAACGTCGGTATTGGGCGAGCGCCAAACTATCAACTTGACGTTTATCGCTCCGGTACGACAAACACAACGATCGCTGCTGCTAACGATAACATCGTCAACATTTTGCAAGTATCCGGCAACACGGCAGGCGTCGTCGGCACAATCACATCGCATCCGTTGATTTTTACGGCTGGCAACACCGAACGGATGCGTATTACCTCTGCCGGTAACGTCGGAATTGCAACTTCTTCGGCTTCTCAAAGACTTGCTATTAATAGCGCAAACACATCAACTAACTGCTTAATTGAGTGGAGACAGGGCGACGTAATCCAAGGGTATACCGGATTTGGGACGGACAACGCTCTTCGATTGCAGACTATTGGCACTCAACCTGTTGGCATGGTGGCTGGCGGAGCCGGATACGCTTTCATAAGTCTTAACGGGTCTGAGCGCGCTCGTTTTAGCGCAGCAGGCGGCTTCTCCGTCGGCACTACGGCAGACCCCGGCGCAGGCGCAATATTTGCCACAGGCAACATCACGGCTTACTACTCCGACGCTCGCCTCAAAGACTTCAAGGGCAAGATCGACGGTGCGCTGGAT